TTAGCGGTTCAATGCCCTGACGTAGGCCTGACAGGCCTGCAGGGCGATCAGCCCCCGGTCGCCGGCATCGGTGATGCCGACAATTCGTTGAGCATGCGCCGGGTCAAGTCGGGCTCGCGGGGCTCCATGAACCAGGCCGCCGGTGGCGGCGGTGGCAGGCACCGTGCAGCCGACGGCGCTGTCATGGGCATCGAGGAGGACTGACAGGCGCAGATCAGCAGTGGCAAGACGGTCGCGCAGGCGACCTTGATCACGTTGGGCATCGCTCAAGGCTCGGTAATGGGTTTGGTCGCTGGCTTGCAGCCGTTGCTCCAGGGCCAGGCGTTTGTCCTGTTCGTCCCGCTGCCGGGCAGCGGCCGCCAGGTTCAGTTGATTCAGCGCTTCATCGTGCAGCCTGGCCTGCTCCGCCAGCTGCCGGCCAAAACGCCACTCCTGGACCTGCCAGGCCAGCGTCCCGGCAACGCCGGCCACTACGGCCAGCAGCACGACGATAGCCATTGCCCGGTAAGACAGCGGCATCAAGCCGAAGGCTGGCATAACACCTCCCGCGCCCGCGCCCAGAGTTGCAGGCGGTCCTCCAGCCCGTTCAAGCCGCCGTTGATCCGGCGGGTGATGCTGTTGAACTGGTCGCGGTCGGCCAGTTCATTAAGGCCGTTCTGCTGCCAGAACCAGGCGGCCGACTCGGCGGCCCACTGCGGTTGTTCCAGCAATTGCGGCAACGCCAGCAAACGCTCGTCACCGAACAGTCCGAGGCTGCATTGCCGGTAGTTGTCGCGACCGGTGACCTGGATCAGACCACGGCCCCGGTATTTCTGGCCGTCGCCATCGGCCTCCGGGGTATTGCCCAGACGGGCCGCCAGGCTGCCGGTGTCGTATTTGCTCAGGTACTGGTCATTGCCCAGCTCCCGCACATAACGCAACTGCCCCGACTCATGACCGACCTGCGCGAGGAAGGCGGCCATGCGTTTGGGGGTGTTGATATAGCGGTGCGCCATGGCGGTGTTGAGCGCAGAAACAAAAACGCCCGCTTGGGAGCGGGCGTTGGGCATGATGCGTTGAATCATTTCAAGGGTGACAGGCATTTCACTCTACCTCCTCTGCATCGAGGACGTTCAGAACAAACAGGGTCATTTACGCTCCTGGAGAACACTTTCAAGCCAGGCTGGCTCGACAGGTCGATATTCAGCGTCCGGAAAGTCAGCAGCTGAAGGCCAGTCCCGCAACGCCTGCCTATAAGCCAGCAGCTCCTTGAACTGCTCGGTATTCAGCGTTGTTCCATCACCCATTTCCAGCTCTTCGTTATCACGAATAACCAGCCACTGAGTCGACTCAAGGACCTTGTTACGCCAGGCCCTTTCGACCTCAGGAGTGTTTTGGGAATCGAAGGAAATACGTTCGGGAAAACCTTTGCTATTCAGGGATAAAACGGTACCAGGCAGTGCCTCTATCACCAGTGACTCATAGTCTTCATCACTGATCACGAAGGCATCTACTGGAATATTTTTCCCGTGCAGTTCTGAGTTGTAGAAACCGAAAGTTTCGGGAGAAAAGTAATACATATTCAATACCCTATGCCAATAACCCGGGCGGCGATAGTTTGCGACGGCCAATCGGGGCAACGCACATTGATCCCGGTAAGGCTGCTCGCAGCCGAAAGGTTGCAAACCGTTAGAAAGGTTCCAGAGGCTGTCCCTTCATGAGTGGCAACTGCAAGAAAACGCGCATTGGGAAATGCCAGAGGCCAAGGGTTGTACTCACCGTAACCATTATTGGCAGCCTGACTTGCACTCCCCGTGATCCATTGAATAATCAGCCCCCCCATCCATGAAGGAAAAACGATGTACCCAGAAGCTCCCATTCTTACCAGAAAGCCCAATCGAAGCTTTTTAGGCGTCACGACAGAAGTGTCACTTGTACCGGCATTGACCTCTGCCTGCGAAGCCACTTTGGCAATACCCGCGATGGACTCCGTTGCCTGGACCACCTTCTTGGCAATGGCCTGAAACACGCGTAACGGCGACATCGTCTTGGCGGTATTGACTCCGGCTTCCGCCTCTTCCTGATTCGCCAGGTTTTCGCTTTGTTTCTTTGAAATCAAACCAGAAACCGCTACTTTCAGTTGCGTATTGTCAGACTCATTCGGCGTATCGCCTGCCGCTCGAATAACTTCCAGAATTTCCTGTGTAACAGCATTCCCCCAATCAGCCGGAATCAAAGACCCTGGCATACCCGTGAGGGGGTTTTCATCGACAAACTTTCCGTTTACCAAACCGGCGCTAGGTACACTCTTTGGGTAGTCCACTGTCTAGCCCTCATACAAATTAAACATAAAAACTTCAGCGTTCGGCAAAGCCCAACACAGAACCGACAAACTCAAACGGACTCGGTCACCTGCACCGGCTTTCTCACCCTCTTTCTTTTCACCGTCGCTCCCGTAGTGCCGGAAGTCATTCGCAACACGGGTCGATCCGTGAAGGCAGGAAACTTTCGGGACTTTGGCCAGCTGCGCAGATCGCAGCGATAGGCTTGCAGGGCGTTGTAGTCGGCATCGGACAAGGTGGTGACAGCTTGAGACTCCAGTTCATCGCGGTGCCGGGCGACCAGCCCGTCGCTCTTGAGCAGTTCCGCGTCTCGCCAGGCGCGTTCAAGTGAAATCAATTGTTCAGGCGAGGGGCCGGCAGGGTCGACAAGAATGGGCGCGCCGTTGTCATTGGCCGCAATCCGCTTGCCCACGCCCTGCCCGGCAAAGAGTTCGGCATATTCAGCCTGGCTAATCTCAACTGCGCCTTCTGGCGGAGAATCATTGGAAAATGCGACCACATCAAAACCAAGGGTCTTTGCATAAAAATAAATCTTCATGATTATCGTCCCCACACAACAATGCGCCCGGATATAGCCGCGGCCACTCTAATGGCCCCAACCTCGACCGATCTGACACGGGCAACAGCTGTTGAAGTATTGGATGCAATCAGATCAAACGACCAGACCGTGACATTCGCCCCACCCCAGCCTGTTGGGTATGCTTCGTCTGCAATACCTCCCAATATTGCATTGGGAAATTTTATGGGTAATGACAGGGACATAACTCCATTGGCGTCAGACCCACCTAACACCCATTGCTCAATCAAGCCACTCGGATATTTTTGATAACCCGCTGTCGAAAGTTGCGCCCCATACAATGCCGAGTACTTGAGACTAGCCGTACCATAAACGGTCCAGACTCCCCACTCCCGGACCAGATTCGCACTTTCACCACTGCTCATCACGATGGAGTTCAGATAGTTCCCTTGCGGACTGATCTGCGCACCGCTCTTGCTAGCCACAGTCACCTGCGCGCTACTACGACAATGCAAGCTGATCGTCGCGCCATCTGGAACAGTCGAGACATCCGGCAGGGTGACGGTAAAAGCGGTAGTCCCACCCAGGCCGATGGAACAACCGACATCGGCAATGGTCAGTTGCGTGCTTTCCGATATTCCTCGAGCGCTGGAGTAATTACCCAGCGCGCGCTGTACAAACTCTGGAGTAGCGACCGAACGACCTACATCAAAGCGCGGAGGTGTAGAAAAAAGTTTTGAACTTTGCAACGCACCCAGCAGTTGATCATTCGCCCCCTCGTCCGGCGTCATACCCGCCGCCTGAACTACACCGAGAATTTCTTGGGTAACGCTATTCCCCCAACTTGCCGGAATAAGCGAACCTGGCGTGCCGGCCAGCGGGTCTTCATCAACAAACCTTCCATTCACCAGCCCTACACTGGGCACACTCTTTGGATAATCCAAGGTCTTGCTCCTGATAATAAATTCTGTTGGCCCACCTGCGGACCGGGATCATGAAGCGGCCAACTGCGCGCCCATAAAAAACGCCCGCTTGAAGCGGGCGTTTTTATTGATGAGCGCGATACAGATAAATGCGCTGCCGGTCCATTTGAAATGAACGCAGCATTCGATCAATTGGCTGTATGAAAAAAACTCACTGACCACGCTGGAATCGACGGTCGGGCGGTCATCTCGGGAAAGCTATCGGATGTCGGCCAATCGCGCAGTGCCTGGCGATACTCGAGCAACTCCAGATACTGTTTCGCCGTCAGCGTCGTGCCCCGCCCCAGCTCCTGTTCATCGCGATGGCGGGTCACCAGCCATTGGCTGGTCGATAGCATCGATCGGCGCCAGTTGCGCTCCTGGCCTGGAGCATCCTCCTCAGCCGCCTTGCCCTGCACTTCGGGAGCAAGCGCCACTGCTGCCGCCACGTCCACCACGGGGGAAAGCGGTGCAACCTTGGGAAGGTGGATCGGCTTCCCCAGCTCAACCTCGACGCCCTCAGGGACAGCGACCATCGAACTGAGAAAATCCGCGGCAAACAACTGGGAAATCATGAAGCCACCGGTCTCGATCAGCTCGACGACAACGTTGTCTTCGACTCGTGCATAGAGGGCCATTATTCGTACTCCCAGATTTCACAGAATGCGTTGCCACCGGAACCGCTCAAGTAGGAAACAGAAGCATTGCTCGAACAACTGCCACCGCCCCCCGAACCTCGTTGGCCGGCAAGGCCGTTGTTGTTGACGCCGGTGAAGGCTCCGCCACCATCGAACGGGCTGGCGGCTCCCCCACCAGAGAGAAGTCCCCAGTTGGGATTGCTCATCGCATAGCCACCTGTTACGCCACGGGCATTGACAAGGTTGCCGCCCGTTACGGCTTGGCCACCCACCCCGCCCTGGACAAATCCTGGGGTGTTCGACACGAAGGTCAGAATCGCTCCCCCTCCCCCCCCTCCAGCGCTCATGAAGCTACCAAACGATGCAGCGCCTCCTGCGGCCCCGGTAGTGGTTCGAGCAGCCCCACCAGCCCCCAAGGTGACAGGCACGCCCTCCAGCATTTCCGGGGTCACGTCGTACAGGCTCTCGGCATAGGCGCCGGAACCTCCGCCGCCACCCAGGCTCTGGTACGTGGCCGCTACCGGCGGACAACCGGCGCCGGAACCGCCCGCCCCCACCAGCCGGACACGAATCCGTCTGGCCTTGGGGCTGGGGCGATAAACCGTGACGCCGACGGTGTCGAACTGCTTGACCGCCAACAGGCGCCCGCCGGCATCCGTGATGCCATAACCGCTCAAGGTGGTCGGGGTGTTTTTCAATTTGTTGAAATCCACCAGCGCGGCAATCGCCAACGCCAGTTGATCGTTCTTTGCCTCGTCCGGCGCTAGGCCGGCGGCCTTGATGACGCTGAGGATCTCTTGCGTCACCCCGTTGCCCCAGGCAGCAGGAATCAGGGAGCCTGGCGTTCCGAGAAGCGGGTTCTCGTCGACAAACCAGCCATTGACCAGCCCCACACTGGGAATACTTTTTGGATAGTCCATATCGTTGTCCTACGACCCCGCTTACCGGGGAGCCTCGTACGTAAAGGCACTCACCTATGCCGTGAGTGCGCTGAATGTCCTGCAGCAAGGCACGACTCAGCCACTGACAACCTTGCCAATCGCCTCAATCGCTGCCTCGCAGGCGTCTTTCGCAGCCTCCTGCTTGCCCTTGCTGGCCTGGGCCCGAATACGCTCTTTTGCCTGCAATCGCAGCGTGCGAAGTGCGAGCAGCTTGCTGTTGAGCTCGGCCGCCTTGTCGAGAATCTGGTCGGCCGCTGCCTTGGCGGTACGGCCTTTCACCACCCAGGCGCTTACCGCGAGGGGCACTGCCTTTTTCGGGTACCCGGCTTCCTTGAAAGCCTGGGCGTCGCTGGCGGCCTGGGCGTACTCCATGGCACGCAGCGGGTCGCCGCCGAGCATCTGCCGGGCGGCGTCAGCCTCCGCGTCCACTCGCAGGCAAAGTTGCTCCGCCTCCTGTTCGGCGATTGCCGCGGCCTTCGAGGAGTCCAACGACCACTGACTACCGTCCCAGTAGTGAGCAGCGGACGGTGGAGGGACATCGACCCGTGTCAGTTCGCCATCCAGCACGAAATGCAGCACGTCTTTCTGCTTCCATTGTTCGGCAGTGACCGGCAGCACCTTCATTGCGGGAGCAGGAGCGGCATAGGCGAATTGATCGAGGTCCTGCCAATCGATGACTGTTCCCGATGTCACGCAATAAAGAATTTGTTTGCTCATGTTTTCACCACTCGATCAGCATGAAACCTGGGGCGCCATTCCCACCAGGTTGTGCAAGGCCAGTGCCCGCAATGTAGTAACCTCCAGCTCCACTGCCGCCAGCGCCATAGCCAAAGGCCGGCTTACCTGCAACCCCGGAGGACGTACCCGACCTTGAGATACCTCCACCAGCACCGAATGGCCCGCTGGCCCCTGCCCCTCCTATACCGGCAACAGTATTGGACGAGACATCCGTAGCATCACCTCCTGCCGGAAAGCCGTTACCTCCTAGAGGACCTGGCACATAACCAGAGAGATTGACCCCTGGGGCAGCTCCGTTCCCGCCGGACAGCGACAGCAGGGAGCCGGCTGTACCGACCCATGTATTTCCCCCACTGGTCGCCGATACCGCGCCATTGCCACCCACCCCGGCCGCCCCGATCACCACGGGAATGACCTGCCCCGGCGTCACGGTGACAGGAAAGCGGATAACCGGCTGCCCGGCACCGCCACCGCCGCCACCGGAAGACGTTGCACTCGTGCCTCCCGGACAGGCGCCGCCACCGCCACCACCCGCACACCCACTCAGCCAGATCTTCGTCACCCCCTCCGGCACGGTGAAGCTGCCATTGGCGGTAAAGCGCTGGATACCCAGCCCCGCGCTCTTGCGGCTGATGCTGCGGATCGCGCTCAGCAGCTGCGTCAGGTTCGCCTCGCTGGGGGTCAGTTCAGCCGCTGTGATCACGGCCAGCAGCTCCTGGGTCACCCCGTTCCCCCAATCCGCCGGAATCAACGATCCCGGGGTGCCGGTCAGCGGGTTCTCATCGACGAACCTGCCGTTGACCAACCCGGCACTGGGCACACTTTTCGGATAATCCATCGGTCTATCCCCTAGTCATAATTGATGTGCACCCGCGTATGGGCCGGTGCGCTGCGGTGGATCTGGCACTCCAGGGCCGAGCCCGGGTTCATGCCGAAACGCTCGCCCCAGTAACTCGCGCCAAAGCGCCGGCCCAGGAGCAGTCGTCCGCCGGTGTTGAGCGTCCACATGAATTGCGCCTGCCAGGTGCCGAAATGCGCGTCACCAAACCGTGCGCGGCCCATGCGCGGGGCTTCGTGCTCGGTGATGGTGGCGTTCGGATACCCCTGGCTACGGGCAATCTCGATGTAGTAGGCAAGCGCCTGGCTGCCGACGGCCAGCAGCCGCCGGCGCACCGCCAGGCGGCGGTCGTCGAACAGCGGGGTCGCACCCAGGCAGGGATCGGGCAGGTTCATCACCCGCTCCCAGTCCGGTACCAGCTCGCTGGCGCCGGCCGGGTCCATTTCGTTGAGCAGGTCGGCGGCGCGGGCGTCGAGGCGGGCCAGTTCCTGGGAGACGCCTTCGAGCACCTCCTCGAGTTCCGGCACCCGCTCCGGGTCCCAGGCCGGGCCGCTGGGCAGCAGGCTGCGCAGCTGGCTCTGGTACTGCGCGGCGGTTCTTACTCCAGCCATACGCAACCTCCGAACGTCAGCAACTGGTTACTGGCGGCGGGGACATCCGCGGCCGGCGCGCTGAGCCGGTGATCGTTCTCGCCGGCGGCACTGCTGATGGCCTCGCGGATATGGCTGATCAACAAGGTGTCGCCCAGGCCGGCCTCGCGGTTGTGCAGATCGCGCAGCTGGGCCTCGACCGCCGCGCGTACCGCGCTGGTGTCCGGCGACAGCCGCAGGCTGTAGGTCACCGGCAATTGCTGCGGCGCCAGCACATGCAACTCGGCCGTCACCGGGCGCAGCGGCTCGATGTAGGCCTTTACCTCCGCCAGTTGCTCGGCATTCGGGATCGGTTGCGCATCGTCGTCGCGCATCACGAACAGCCCTACGGTGCCCGGCCCCAGGTAGCTGCCACGGCACCAGGCGCGGGTAATCCCCGGGCACTCCAGCGCCCAGGTTTCATAGTCCTGGGCCGAGCCGCCGTGGGGGATGATGCGGTAGGAGCGGATCACCCGCGCGCGCAGCGACTCCAGGCTTTCCGCGGCGACGCCGCCGCTCAGGCCGGGGGCGAGCACGCTGAAGCTGTTGCCGATGCCCTGGATCGGTTGCACCGGGATCAGCTCCAGGCCGGCCTCGGCGTTGCCCAGGGTGCCGGCGTCGAGGGCCTGGATGGTGGTGCTGTTGTGGCCGGCGCTGGTGGTGCGGGCGGCGGTGACTTTGTAGGTGCGGCCGTCACTGGCCTGCAGCAGGGTATCGACGTCCAGTACGGCGCCCGCCGCGGCGCTGAAGCTCACCGAGCCGCTGGCCGCCTGGGCGGCCTTGCGCGGCTGGTTGAGGCGCAGCGCGGCGATGCGTTCCAGGGTCGACTCGTCGGCCTTGTCCGGCAGGATCTGATCGGCGATCCAGTCCAGGTAGCCGTAGAGGCCATAGGCGGCGCCACCGAGGGCGCGGGCCAGCACTTGCGCATCGGACTGGCGCAGCGCATCGCTGGCCAGGTCGCTTTGGGTGCGCTTGATCAGCACCGGCAGCGAAGGGGTATCAAAGGGCATAGGTCACCTGCCAACTGTTATCGGGGTTGATGTCCAGGCGTTCACCGTTGGCCAGGACCAGCGTCGTGCGCAGGTTCAGCCGCTGGTCGTCGAGACGTTCGCTGATGATCTCGACCGCGCTGCAATGGCCATCGTCGATCAGCCATTGCAGGGCTTCGCGGGCATAGAACTCGGCGTCGAGCTGGGTCTGGCGGGTGAGCTTGACCCGGCGCAGCAGCCACAACCGCGAGCCGATGCGGTCGTCGGCCACGGTGGGGAAACTGTCGCCCCACCAGCCGAAGCGCTCCTCGTCATCCAGCGGGTCGTCGTCCGCCGCGCGGCGCCAGGTGAACAGGCTGATCAGCACGGCACGGGTCAGTGCGCGGTGCAGGTCTTGGCTGATGAACATCATTGGCCTCCCGCCGGCGCACCGGTCTGCCCGCTACCCGACTGCACGCCGCCATGCAGGTGCTGGATCTGGCTGATGCCGCCAGCGACCTGATCGCCCTGGGAGACGATCTTGCCGGTCTGGGTCAGGGTCGGGGTGTCGATGTGCACCGCGCTGCTGGCGCGGATATTGAGCGTGGCGGTCTCGATGTCGATGATCCGCCCGCGCTTGAAATGAATCTTGTCGCCTTCGTCGGTGTAGATCGCCACTTCGCCGGGGGCCAGGGCCTTGAGGCGAAAACGGCGGTCGGCGACCACCAGCACGATGGCATGGGAGCGATCGCCGCCGAGAAAGGTGGCGATGCCTTCGGCGCCGGCCAGCGGGTTGCTGGTGAAGCCGTAGGGTTCGAAGTGCTCCATGTCGTCGTTCACTTCGCCGGCGGTCAGGCGCATTTGCAGCGATTGCAGTTTGTTGGCCGAGTTGGCGAGCACGACGGTGCCGCGCGCCAACAGGCGTGTCAGTAGGCTCATGGGTTCTCCTTGCCTTTTGTAGGAGCGAGCTTGCTCGCCGGGCTCGCTCCTACAGGTAAAGGGGCGGCATCAGGTTTTGGGTGGCACGGGACTGGCGTCGAAGGTATGGGGCGGCGCCACTTGCAGGGTGGTGATCGAGCCCTGCTCGGAGAGCGAGTAGGTGACCTTGGAAATCAGCAGGTCCTGGTCGAAACCCAGCACCGGGTCGATCACCCGCACCAGGGTGTTGTGGCGCCACAGCTCGCCATTGCTCTGGCGCCAACCCTGCACCTTGTAGGTGCTGGTCAGGGCCTTGCCGGTACGGATGGCGCTTTCCCAGTCGGCCCGTTGCTGGGCCAGTTCCTGGGTCAGCTGGGCCGGCTCGCTGATCACCGTGACCCGCTTGCGCTTGGCCGTGCTGTCGCGGGCCACGCCCGACACTTCGCTGACCGCGGCGCCGCTTTTCTGGTCGTTGCCCTTGTGCTGGCCGATCACCCGGTACTCGGAAAACACCTGGCTGAAGTCCATCGGCGCACTGGCCGAAAGGATGTTCTGGCCCAGCTCCAGCACATCCACCGCGCGCCCGCCGCTGCCCGGCCGGGCCAACAGCACCCGGCCTTCGGCGTCGTCGGTGGAGAACACCCGGAACAACGTCAGCAGGCGGTCGATGGACTGGAACACGGTTTCCCCGGGCACGATGCTGTGGCTGCTCAAGCGCGTGGTTTCCGCGATCTCGCTGACTACACCAACGCCGTAGGACGCGGCCAGGGCCTGGACGATTTTCAGCAGGCTCTGTTCGCGCCATTGCCCGGGCTGGTTGATCGCCGCGCAATCCACCAGGTCCTGGGTCAGGGAACTGCCCTCGATGCTCAGGCCGATCTGCCGACCGTCATAGCTGATCGGCGCCTTGAACACATGGCCGCTGAGCAACAGGTCGGCGCCGATGCGCACCTGGCACTTGGCGCCGGGATGGATGCGCTGGTCCAGGGTCTGCCCCGGCCATTGCCAGGTCACGTCGAGCTTGAAGGTGCGAAACTGCCGCTCCAGGTCGGCGCTGATTTCGACGCTTTTCCAGCCGCCGTAATCCTGGCCGTCCACCGTCAACAGCACCCGGTTATCGAAGTTGCTCATAGCTCACTCCCCCGCCACTTTGACGTTGGTCGGCGGCAGGAAACCGGGATGGGCCACGCCGTTGCGCTGCTGCACTTCGGCCGCTCGGGTGGCATCGCCGAACAGCCGGTAGGCGAGCACCACCGTCGGCAGGCTCTGCATCGGGTTCTTCACCACCAGCCGCACACCGGACGAAGCCACCGCGGTGAGATGGCCGTAGACCAGCTGGCGCAAGCCGTTGAGCACCTCGTAGTGCACAGCATCGGCTTTTTCCGCCGCCTGCCAGATTGCCTCGTTGATCGAGTTGCGCAGCGCCAGCACCTCATCGGCCACCGGCACTTCCGCACGGGTCACCGGCTGGATCGCCTGCTTGGCCAGCGACGGCGTGCCGCTCAGCTTGACCGCCGGGGTCGCCACCGGCAGCGACGCCACGGCCTGGGCGATCCGCACCAGCACGGCGTCCTGCACCAGGTCCGCCATGGCTTGCGCCGCGGCGGTGGTGTCCTTGCCGGTGGTGAGTTTCGGCGTGTCGATCTTCTTCACCGCCTCGACCTGCTGCGAGACGTTGGCCAGCACGCCGCGATAACCGTTGCGCGCATAGTCCTTGAGCTCCTTGATGTCCCCCAGCAAGCCCTTGAACTCGGCGCTGACTTCCTTGGGCAAGTCCTTGATCGCCCGCACCAGCAGGTTGAGATCGCGGTAGGTGTCGATCAGCGGCTTGAGCTCCTGCTCGATGGTCTGGTAGACCTCCTTGAGGCTGTTGCGCAGATCGGCGATGCCGATGCGCGCGGCCTTGACCAGGGTCATGGCCTCCTCGAAGCGGCGCACCGCCGAGCCGATAAGGCTGTCGGCCGACACCAGCAACAGCTGGCGGGTGTTGACCGTGGCGCTGGGAAACTGCAGCGGCTGGTCGGGGTAGAACTTCAGGGTGAAGGTCACCAGGCCGCCGTCCTGGCGGCTCTGGGTCATCTCGCATTCGCCGACCTTGACCTGCAGGCGCCCCAGCCACGGATGCACCAGTTCGCCACTGCCCTGCTCCAGCGCCTGGAGCAACTTGTCGCGCTGCTCCAGGCAATCGGCGCCGACGATGAACGCCGTCAGGTCGTGGGTCCGCGCCTGCCGCCCCAGGCTCTCGTAGAACGGCAGGTCACGCTGCGGGTACTCGTGCAACTGGCCCTTGTGGCCGACCGGGGTTTTCGCCTGGTCGACCCAGAACCCGACGCCACGAAACGACGCCGGCAACAAACGATCACGCCAGCTCATTGGAACCTCCTAGCGAAAGTGAGCGATAGCCGACACGCGACGACAGCGCCACGCCGGGTTGGTTGATTTGCGGCGCGCTGGTACGCAGGCCCGCCGGGGCGTTTTCGAAACTCACCGTCAGCCCGCCCTGCAATTGCGTGCGGTTGTTGGCCGCGCTCTGTTGCAGCAGCGAGGTGGAGCTTTGCGGCAGACCGCCGGAAAGCGCCGAAGAACCCGGCACCGGCTGGCCGCCACCAAAAAACGCCGGCGCCAGCGCGCCTTTGCCTTCGGCATTGGTTTGCCGCTGCGCCTCGGTGAGGTTTTCCACCTTGCCGGTGACGCGGGCGACAAAGCCGGCGAACCCACCGTCGAACAGTTCCCTGATCGGTGCGATCACCGCCTGCAGCCGTTGCCACAGGCTGCTGAACCACTCGGTGATCGGCTCCCAGTTCTTGATGATCTGCCCCAGGGGCGACCACTCGAACAGGCCACGCATAAACTCGATGGCCGGCGCCGCCAGGGCTTTCAACACCTCCCAGAGGGCCGCGAACACGTCGCTGATGGGCTGCCAGTTGGCAATGACCTGCCCCACGGGCGACCACTCGAACAGGGTGACAAAAAAGTCCTTGATGACCTGCGCCGCACTTTTCAGGGTTGCCCAGATGGAGTCGAAGTAGGTGCTGATGGCCCCCCAGTTGTTGATCACCAGCCCCAGTGGCGAGGTATCGAACAACCTGACGAAGAAGTCCTTCACCTGTTGCGCCGGACCTTGCAGGCCGGCCCAGAGCGAGGCGAAGTAGGCGCTGATGGCGCCCCAGTTGTTGATCACCAGCCCCAGCGGCGAGCTGTCGAACAGCCCGATGAAGAAAGCCTTGAGCCGTTGCGCCGGACCTTGCAGGCCAGCCCAGAGCGAAGCGAAGAAGCCGCTGATCGCTCCCCAGTTGTTGATCACCATCCCCAGCGGTGTCCAGTCGAACAGGCCTTTGAGGAAGTTCATCGCCGGAACGGACAACGCCTTGAGCAACTCCCAGAGCGCCGAAAACAGGCCGCTCAGGGGCGTCCAGTTCTCAATCACCAGCCCCAGCGGCGTCCAGGAAAACACCTGCTTGAAGAAGTCGACCACTGACGCGGCCATCGTCTTGAGCTGTTCCCAGAGACCGGCGAAAAAGCCGGTGATCGATCCCCAATTGGCGATCACCATGCCCAGCGGGGTCCAGCCGAAGACCGTCCTCAACCCCACCATCAGTTGCGTGGCGGCGTCCTTGATGCTTGCCCAGAGGGTGACAAAAAACGCCGACAGCGGCTCCCAGTTGGCCACGATCAGGCCAGCCGCCACTGCGATCCCCAGGGCGATCAGGCCAATGGGCGAGGCAAGCAGGCCGCTGCTGAACAGGGTCACGGCGGACGAAGCCAGGGTCATGGCGCCGCGGATCGCGGTGAAGGCCAAGGCGCCGGCGGCGAGGCCCTGGACCAGCTGCGGGTTGCTTTCAATGACCTTCGCCACAAAGCCCAGCAGCGGCTGCACGGCGGTCACTACCGAGTTGACCGCCGGCAGCAGCGCGCTGCCGAACTTTTGCGAGATGTCGTCGACGCTGTCGCTGAAAGCCTTCAGATTGGTGCCTGTCTCGCCCAGCACATCCTTGGGCGGTTCGATGCCCTGCGCCACCAGCTTGGCTCGCGCCGCCTGGTTCTCGAATTCGATGGCGGAATTGACCCCCGCCACGAAGGGCGCGGCCAGGCCACCGCCCTTGATCAGGCCGGAAAAATCCAGCCCGCCCAGGCCGCTGTCTTCGATGCTTTTCTTGAAGTTGCTGACTTTCGAACGAACCTCGCCCAGCTCGGCGTCCAGTTTCTGCATGCCTTGCATGACCACCAGCATGTTCACTGTGGTCTGCACATGGGTCACGTTCAGGCGCTGTTTGATACTCGTCTGATTCAAGCTTTGATTGATGTTCGCCATCACTGCACCTGCTGCATCGCATTGATCCGTTGCGCGTGCTCCAGGGACTCCCGGAGCACATCCAGTGGCCTGGCCATCATCTGTTCGGGGTCAACCTTCCAGAACCAGGCCAGGTCATAGGCAACCGCGATCAGGTCGCTGATGGCTCCGATGCCGCACTCATGAAAAAACTCGCGACCGCCCAGCTCAGGGCGTTGAGGTCAGCCAGGTCCAGCTGGTTGACCGAGGACGGAGGAATACCGGCACAGACCGCGATGTACTTGGCCGCGACGTCCATGTCGAGGCTGACTTCTTCGCTCTTGTCGATCTTGTACGGCAGCGCCTTGATCGCCCGCACTTCCTGCACCGTCGGGCGGCGCAGGGTCAGTTCGGTCAGCGGTTCGCCGTGGGCTTCGATGGCCACACGCAGCTTTACGCTATCGCTCATTGCCAGGTCCCCTTGATGCCTTCGAACTTCAGTTCGATGCTCGCGTCGTCACCCTTGGAAACCGGCTCCTCCACCAGGTAGGCGCCGGCCAGGACGTAGACCTTGCCGTTGCTGAATTCGCAGGTGACGGTCATGTCGGAACCGGCCACCAGCTGCTTGAGCGGGAAGTCCGGGGTGTGCAGCGCCGTGACCTTGAAGGACGGGGCAATGTCGGTTTCCTTGTAGAAACCCGGCACGATGGTTTCCCGTTTCACGGACATCAGCGGTGCTTCGCAGCCGCCGTTGATGGTCAGTTGAGCGCCGTCCACTTTGACGTAGCAGGTGCCCGCAATCAGTTGACCCATGGTGTTTCTCCCAAAAAATGAGCCCGCACCAGGCGGGCTGGAAAAGCGCAGTGAAAGAGGCTCGGCTTAGGCCGCCGCGTCGTACTGCAGACGGAATTGGTTGAGCAGCGCGAACACTCGCAGGCCGTTGATGTAGTCCGGCGGGAACAGCACGTTGACCCGGCTCGGGTCCTGGCTGTCGCGTTCGACGATCAGGTGCTCGGCGAACAGCTCGGCGTTCTCCACATGGCCTTCCAGTTCCAGCTTGGCGTACTGGGCGATCAGCTCGCCGCGGATGGTGCTCGGGGTCACGATCGGCTGGCCGGCGCCGAAGCGGGTACCGTCGGCGGCCAGTTTGTGGCGCCCGTACTTGCTGGTGATCACGCTTTGCAGGCGGCGCACGATAAAGGCCGACTGGTGCATGGTTTCGCTGTCCAGGTAGGAGTTGTCGGCCTGGCCGTAGGCGTTCTTCTGGTAGGTGGTGATCGAACGCTGGATGCGCACGTAACCGCCTTCGTAGTAGGCGGTGGCGATGCCGTAGCTGAGCAGCGACTGACGCTCGGTCAGGGTGAAACGCTCGCTGGCCGGCGCCGGGTCGACGCCCGGCAGGCTGCCGCTCTGGGTCGGACGGCTGGCGTCGGCGGAGATGAACACCGAGGTGCGCGCGGCCAGTGCGGCGGCCTGCACCCAGAACGGCTGCGGTACGCCCGGCTCCAGGGCCTGGATGGTGATGTGCTGGTCGTTGCGTGCCTGACCGGCCGCCACCAGGGTGCCGACGGTACCGCGCTTGGCGCTGTAGACATGACCGAACAGTTGCTTGGCCCAGGACCAGCGACCGGTGCTGTCATCCATGACGGCTTGCCAGGCGTTGAGGGTCGCGGTGTCGGTCCACGGCATGCAGATGAACTCGAAAGGCTCATCGCCCAGGGCCGCCAGGGCAGCCACCTGATCCGGCACACCGGCGCCGCCGGCCATTTTGCCGACCGTCACGCTCAAGCCCGCCGGAGTTTCTTCGCCATTGCTCTTGCCCAGGCGGTTGAGCTGCAGGCTGATGTCGTTAGCGCTGTCGCCGGTCCATTTGGCGGTCAGGGTCAGGGTGCCTTCGACCGCCGCGGCACTCACCGGCAGGTCGGCGGTGGCGTTGATTTTCAGCGCCAGCGCGCTGGCGGCCTGGGCCGCGGTGGCGGCATTGACGATGGCGGCCTGAACCCGCACACCACCGACATACAGGTTGAGCACGCCGCTTTCGCTGGCGGTGCCGGTGAACGTCAGCTCGGCCTTGGCCACGCTGCCTTCGACGTTGTGCAGCGGCAGGCACCAGATTTCACCGATCGGGTCGGTCTTGCGCCAGGTCTCGTACATGGAGGCGAGCATCGAGCCCTGACCGCCGATGCGCTTGGCCAGCGCGACGCTGGACACCAGCACCAGCTTGCCGGTTTCGGCCGGCGCGACGTTGTCGTTGACCTGGGCCACGATCAGTCGGCGCATGGCCGAAGACGCGCTATTGGCCGCCGAATTGTCCATCTCGGCGTAGAACAGCGGCACACGAATGTCCGCCGGAATATTGCTGAATCCGATCGCCATTATTTGGCTCCTTGTGGTTTGGCCGCCTTCGCGGCCTTGAGGGTGATATCGCCATCGGCCAGACGCCGGCGCCACCAGGCGTTGTCGTCGACTTCACGGCCTTCCAGCGGCAGCAGGTCGCCGGCTTCGGGGTCCGGCACGGCGCGGCCCGCGGCCGGCAGCACAGTGATGCGTTTGCTCATTGCGTTACGTCTCCAGAGAAAGTCAGTTCCAGGCGCCCGTCGGGCCCCGGGTGTTGCAGGTTGGGGTCCGCCGGGTCGATGGCATCGACCCGCACCGTGACCCCGGTAAAGGACGGCAGGCCGTCCAGTTCACGCTCACGCCAGGTTTCCGCCGGCTGGCTGGCCAGGTTGCGTCCCAGCTGGAACTCGGCGAAAAAGCGCAGCTGATAGAACAACCGCGTGGCACTGAGCGAAACCAGCTCGCCACCGTCGTATTCGATCGGGTTGTAGTCCGCGCCCGGCTTGAACCCCACCAGCGCCCGCCACACCTCGGCCCGCAGGCTTTCGAGTTGCTCCAGGGCCTGCCGGGCGTCGCTGGCATCCAGCACCAGGGTGATCACAAAGCGGTCGCGGATGGCCTGGCGGGTGACGTTCTGCCCGCTGCCCGGGCTGGCCAGATCGGCGATCGGCGTCACATGGGCACTGGGGGTGGGCAACGCGGTATTGCTTTGCAGCAGCGCGAGATCGACGCCGACGGCCACCTGATTGGCCAGGCCGGGGCAGTGATCGCGCAGTTGCGTGAGGAGCGGAGTGATCTTCATGAAGAAGCTCCAGAATCGAATGAGATAAGAAAAACGAGGGCGATGCCCAGCAGCCATTGGCGGATGCACGAAGGGCGAACGCTCCCCTCCCCCCACATGCGCTTGAGCTTTATCAGGGGGGTGACAGGGGGAAGGTTGCGGACGGCCAGAGAGATCGGGCCGCCGTTGCGCCGGGCAAACTCAGTCCGGCTGGGGCTCCAGGCATTTGGCCGAGAGGGTGCAGCGATAGCCCTGGGTACGGGAGCCGCTGGAGGTCACCTTCTTGATCGACCAGCGTCCCCGCATGAAGCCGGGCCAGGTATCGTCGAGCAGGACCAGCCCCTCGGCCGACAACGCCGGGTTGCCAGGGCACTCGATCTGGATATTGCGCGCCTCACGCTCCTGCCTGCGCATCTCGCTGATGGCCGCGGCCAGGGCTTCCTGCTCGCTGGCCCGGCGCTTGCCCAGCTTGTTGAAGGGTGCGCTACCGACTTGCACCACTCGCTCCTTGGCGGCGGCGCTGTCCCACCAGGTGCTTTGGCAGCCCTGGAATTTCGAGCGACTTTCCTCATCGACCTTGGCCGAAATGAAGGCCGAATCCCCCGGGCGGTTATCCCGGGTCACCGACAAGCGCACATCCGGCAGCGTTTGTCCCGACAAAGACTTGACCTGACCGCTGCGAGCCAGCACATACAGGCCGTTCACCGGTTTGGTCACCGCGCCGTACTCCCTGGCCAGGCGCGTCAGAAAACTCATGTCGGTTTCGTTGGACTGATCGACATGAGCGATCTGTACCCCATCGAGCTCCGGCGCCACCCGTGGTGAAAACCCATGGCGGGTGACCAGTTGACGAAACAGCGCGCCAAGGGTGATCGGCCCATGGCTGGCGGATCGGCGACGCCTGAAACCCGTCTCGTCGCTCTCCTTGAACGGCGCGGCGGTGGCCACCAGCACCAGGCGCATGGGGTACAGGAAGGGTGTACGCCGGGCAATGATGAATTGCCCCTTGTCCACCATGCCCGACTCCAGGTAACCGACCCGCAAGCCGATGCGGCCGCCCAGGCTGGGCAACCCGTCGAGCCCTTCGGTATCGAGGGTCAGGGTCAGTTGATCGGATTCGATCCCGGCCGCGTCGATATGCTGCCATTGCACCAGACGCTCATTGAGCAGCGCCGCGTTGGCGCCGTAGATCTCTACCGACGGCGTAAATCCAAGTGCCATGTCGCCTCCTTAATCCCAGGCCGATACCGGCGTAGCGAGTACCGGCCGGGTCTCCAGCTCGGGCAGTTTCACCCAGAGCCCCGCCGGCAGCACCGGCCCATGCTCGGCCAGCCCTGGGTTGAGCCGCCAGAGTGCTTCCTCGGCGGCATCGTCGTTGCGACCAAGCTCGCGGTAGAGCAGCAGGTTCACCGAATCGCCGGCAATGCTTCTGACCTTACGCATTGATGAACTCCGTCAGTTCTATGACCCAGTCGTTGACCATCGCCGTGCCGTCATCGATCACGTAGCTTTGGCTCTCGGACACACTGTCGATTCGCCACAGGCCCCAGTTGCGGCCGATGCCATCGACCAGCGGCAGCGGCACCCGCAACGCCTGCAAGGCACGCAATTCATCGAGCCGCGTCATGGCGATCGCACGCATGGACTTGCCACTGATTGTCAGCCCTTGCAGGCCCTGACCGGTCTGGCTGGATTTAGGCTTGCTGGTGAGAATCTCCAGGCTCACCCAACCACCACCCGACTTGCGCACCAGGGAGCTGTAAGCGAACCCCCGCGACTGGCCGAAAATAAAACTGCCCAGCACCATTTGCTGTCGCATCAAACACCTCCATCGCTCAGGGCGGCACCGCGTCTTACCGCGAGTGGGTCGGTCATCATCAAGGGTATGAACTGCGCCCTGAGCTGTTGCAGCACGAGGTCGGCAATATGCTGGGAGCTGGCTTGGTCGGGCCCGCTGATCTGAATGACCGGAGCGAAGGTGATCGGCGGGCTGACTGCCTGGCCGGCACCCGCCGGGTTCGCCGGCTGGCCGCCCACCAGGTCGTTCTTGACCTGCTCCGGCGAACTGAGGCGATCGACCAGGGCACCGAGCTTGTCGCCCAGGCTGGTGCCGTAGTCACCGCCATAATAGCCGCCGAACAGTCCACCGACGGCCGCACCGAGAGCCGTTCCGATGATGGGCACGACACTGCCGATCGCCCCGCCGAAGGCAGCCCCCGCGGAAGCCCCCGCCCAGCCGCCACCGGCGGTTCCCAGGCCGGAAGCGAGCATCTGGGTATCGCCGGTCACCAGGCCTTCGGCGACATCCACCGCGGCGCCGAGGTACTTCGCCGGCCCTGGAGCCCTGCGGCTCAAGGAACGAACCGAGGCCTGCGACCCGGACAGACCGAAAGCAAAGGACGAACCCGCACCTGGAACAGCGGCCGTGGCTTTCAGTGCTTTCTGGGCAGCCGGTTTTTTAGCGGCCCTCTTTGCGGCCTTGCCTTTGGAACGTTGTTCCTGTGGAACATCTATGCTCGGGCCGCTCGGGGAACTCGGAGCACTGGGACCGCCCGAAGGACCTGGGGCGCCTGCACCGTCAAGGATGCGCTTGGCGCCGCGGTTGAATACCTCGTCCACCACCGCCTTGGCCTGCTTGCCGATCAATGGCGCCAGCGCCGCGCCGAGCAGCACGATGGCGGCCGTGACCTTGGGAAAGGTTTCGGCCAGTTCGCTGAGGCCATCCACCAACTCGCCAAGAGGAGCAAGCGTACTGTCGGCTACCGGTGCCAACGCGTTGCCCGCGGCTGTGGACAGTCGCTCGGTGCGGGCCTCGAAGGTGTCCCAGGTGGTCTTCTGGGTCTTTGACTGCGCCAGCGCCGACTCCCGCACCGAACCCTGGTAATTCGACGCCGAGGGGACGTCTGGATCCGAGCCGGCTACCCGGGAGAAGGTTTGCTTAACGTCATCGAGGTTCTGCGCCAGACGCAGCACCGCCTGATCGCCCTCGGCAAACAATGCCGTGGCCAGCGTCGCACGCTTCTCGGCAGGCTGCCTGTTCAGAGCCTGCAGCACCGACGCCACAGTTCCCCCGGCATCCTCGCGCAAGCCCCCGGCCACTTTCGCGGGGTCCAGTCCCAGCGCCTTCCAGGCCGCTTGCTGAGCCGCCGTTGCCTGATCGCCCTTACCCAGGGTCGTGGCGATATTCTTGAGCGCACCGCCGGCATCGGCCTTGGACGTATCGCTGTTGAGCAATGCCGCCGTGAGGGCCGCGGCCTGCACCGGTGCCAGGCCAACCGAGGTCGCCGCACCACCATGACGCTGGAGGATGGCGCCGATATCAGCCGCCTCGGCATCACCGGGGGCTTTACCCAGGTGATTGGTCGCATCCGCCAGATCCATGGCCTGGTCGGCGTTGAGCTTCATCGATGTGCGCCAGCCGGCCATCATCTCCCCGGCATCCGTGCCCGACATCTTGAATGCCGTCGCGGTGATTGCGGCAGCATCGGCAAAGCCCAGCAACGCCTTTTGCCTGGCTTCGCCCGAGCCTTGATCGCTACCGATCCCCGCCTTGGCCGCCGTGTATTCGATCCTTACCAGATCGACCGCCTTGGTTCCCCCGGCAGCAATCTGTGGAAGCGCAGCCATTCGCTGGTTTTCCACGGCCATTGTTTCGCGATCGCGCCCCTGGAAATCGACCAGGCGCCCCAGGTCGGCCATCGCCGAGTCCATGCTGATCGCAGGCTTGAGCAGGTCCGGCGGCTCGATGCCGCCGCCTGCCTTGCCCGCACTTTTTTGCTCGCCCTTGGCGCCGGCAGCCTGGCTGACCGTAACCACCTGCCGCAGACGTTGCGACGACAGGGTCAGGTTCAGGGCGTCGAGGCTGGTCACCAGCAACCCGATATCGGCGCTGAGGGTATCCAGTGCCCGGTCAAGACCGGGTAGCCGATCCTTGGGCTGGGCTGCCAATCCACCCGACGGCGCGATGCTCGCGACGGGCGTGTTCAGGTCGACCGACCTGATGTCACCGAACGTCAACCAGCCTTCCTTGACGGCGGTGAACTTGAGCGAAAACTTATCGTCCGCCATCCCGCTCTACTCCTGTTTCACGCCAAGGCGAGTGATCGCGATGTCGTAGCGGCGCAAGGCCTTGCCGGCGTCCCACTCCAGGATTTCCGCTTCACTCACCGAGTAAATGAGCGGCACCACATCGAGTATCACTTCGATGTCGCGCTCCGAAAGAAGGCCGCCGGTTTGTTTAAAAAATCGTCGATGCGAACCTGCAGCTGGGTCCAGTCGGGCACCGTCAGCTGGGCAAGATCGGGAATCATCAGGCCGGTGCAGTGGGCGGTGATGAACTCGGCGCGTTCCTTGGCCGTCTTGAGTTTCTTCATCGCTTTGGTCGCCCGCAACGCCGGCATTTCCAGGGTCAGCGAGGTCACGTCCTGGCCGGCCACGGCCAGCGGCAACAGCAGTTGCACCTGGTCCGGGTTGTCCTCGTTGATCTCGCCCTCGGCCTGTTTGAGAAAGTGGGCGGTCGGACGGGTCGACATCTCGTGAACGTACTGCGCAATGCTCACGTAATCCGGTCGCTTGAGCTGGTCCAGCTCTTTCACCGACAGGCCGGTGGCCAGCTTGGCCAGCTCGAAGAACTGATCGTCCTCATCGTCGCCGGCGCGGGCCAGCGCTTCTTTCTGCGCGGCGTAGAACAATGGCTTGAGCTGAATCTGCGCGATCTGCGACTCGTCGTCGGCGGTGATCGGGCACAGCAGGACATGGATCGGAGGCGTCCAGGACATGAATGAATTCCTATGTAAAAGGTAGGAGCGAGCGGGCTCGCGACAGCAGATGAACAGCGCTTGCGATGCGGGCTGTCAGGCCGTCATCGCGAGCCGGCTCGCGCCTACAGAGGGGAAGTGTCGCGGGTTACGGCATCAACACAGCGCGGCGCGCATCACCGAGGATGTCGACGCCGTTGAGCATGAACTTCTGGGTGCGCACGTCGATGTCGATCACCGGCACGCCGTTTTCCAGGCGGTTGTAGGTACGGCAGCTGAGCTCCAGGTTGGTCTTGGGCTTTTCACCCATTTTCAGCATCGTCTCTTCCAGGGATTTCAACTTGCCACCGACCGTGTGGTAGGTGAAGTAGGTGTTGCCATCCTGGTCCTGGCCGGCTTCACGCACATTCAACAGAATGTCGTCGCCCACGCTCACGCCGAGGGCGAGCATGATTTCCGGACCTACGCCCTGCAGGGTCAGCTTGGCATTGAGCACCTTGCCGCCCTTGGCCATTTCTTCGGCGATGAAGCGCCCGCCGCGCATCTCTTCCATGTCGAATTCGATCTTCGGCGGGGTGAACTCTTCCACGGTCGCCGACAACGGCAGGCCTTGCAGGGTGGCCGCGATGGCCTGTCTTACGCGGTTGGTAAACATTAGAGAACATCCTCCAGGAACTGCTCGATGATTTCATCGCGGGCGTTGAGCTGATACACCATGTGCTCGTTCGGCGCGTAGCGGCCGTAGTCGATGACCACGTACCAGGTACCGTTCTTGTACTTCTCGACGCTGTTCAGCTCGGGGTGCAGGTACACGCTGCCGCCCGGGATGGTTTCGTCGGCGACCAGGGTCTGCAGCCAGTCGTTGATGCGCTTGACCTCCTGGTCCATGAAGGACTTGGTCAGGTTCTTGGCCATGGCTTTCTGCCCGGCCTTGACCAGCTTGCGGCTGATGGCGTCTTCCAGGCCGACATAGCTGATGAACTTGCCGGTGATGGAGCGGTTACCCAGCAGCGAGAAGCCACCGAGCACGGTACGGGCGTAGTAGCTGACGCCGTAGCGGTTGAGCAGGTCGCCCTCGGTCGAGGTGTCGAGGATGTTGTATTCCACGGTCCGCGACACGTCTTCGGCGTAGGTCACCTGGTTGCCCGGGCTCTCCCACTGCTTGACCTTGGCCAGCGCGGCGATGGCCAGGCTCGACGGCGCCAGGAACACGTTCTTCTTCGCCGCCTTGGAGTACACGGCCGGCATGTTGTGCACCACCAGGCAGCGGTCGAAACCCAGGTCCGCGCCGCCCAGCTCCTTGCTGTAGGTCACCTGGTCGGCGACCGAGACATCCTTGCCATCCAGCACCACACGGGCCTTGATGCGCTTGCCGAAGGCAGCGAATTCGCCGGCCACGGCCTTGGTCCCGGTGAAGCCCGGCGCGCCGATGATGGTCAGGTCTTCCGGAACGCTGCCCAGGGCCGCCAGGCCGAGCTTGCGGCCGGTGGTGGCATCGACGCCGCCGATCACGTTGTTGAGGGTGTCGGCCGGGGTCGCGCCCTCTTCGACGATCACTACATAGACCGGGACCTTGACCACTTTGAGGATCTGGTACACCGCGTGATACAGGGTGCCTTCCTCGGCACCGGTCGGGTCCAGCAGGGCCTGGGTGGTGAAGCTGTTGATGCGAAACGGCGCATTGCGCGGAATCAGCGGGTCGGCCTTCGGCGCGGTGCCGACCAGACCGATGACGTTGTCACCCAGGCCACCCATGGCCTCGGGGGATTCGGTGGCATTGACGGTAATGCCGTTGTGCTCGAAGTTCAGAACCTCAGCCATGGTTATTCAGCCTTCTTGGCAGCGGCCTTCAAGGCCTTGGTGGATGGGGTGGCCGGTTCGGCCGGTTGGCGCGCCGCAAGGACGCTGGTCAGTTCCAGGCGGCCGGCGGCACGCAAGGCACTGGCCTCGACATCGAGCAGTTCGAGCTGTTGGTCGACCTTCGACCAATGGCCTCCGCCAGTGGGGAATGGGAGGAGCACGGTGTAGGTTTGGCGGTTAGCCATTTCAGTCTCTCCAGATACGAAAAAGCCCCAGGTGAGTGGGGCTGTTGGGTGTTGTGTGTTGCTTTACGGATAAGAAAACGCCCCGTCGGTGCGGGGCGTTTATTGGGTCAGACTTGCCAGCCAGGAAGGGGACGCCGGGCGGTGTTCCGCCAAGGGAAATTCGACCCTCTGCGGCCAGTCCCGCAGCTGTCGACGATAGGCTTGCAGCTCTGTGTATTGCTCTGCGGTGAGGCTGGTAGAAATACCGCTTTCCAGTTCGTCACGATGACGTGCGATGAGACCGTCAGTAGGGTCAAGCTGCGTATCCCGCCATGTGCGCTCGGCCGTCGCAACTTCATCAGCCGATAAGGGTGGGGGGTCAACCAGAATGGGATAACCCGCCGAATCAGCAGCAATTTTTTTTGAACTCGTCCCTAACCTTTCAAGCAACGCCTGCCAATCAAATAAAGGAATCTCTACCGCATCCCGCGGAATATCAGCGCCGTTTATTTCCGGCGTATATGCCCCCAGTGTTCCTGGGCTGAAAAATACTGTATCGGTCATGATTAAAAACCCAGTGCTCGCCAGTAAAACGTCCAGTCCGGTGCAGAGTTACCTGAAACATTTTGCAAACGGATCGTGACTCCTGTTTTTGTAGCTGATCCTCCCACGAGGCAAGTCATAACTCCCATAGAGCCTGCATGTAAGACGTTGAGGTTGCGCATGGCCGTCGGAAATGCCACGGGGAAAGTGATATAGCCGTATCCCGATGCATCAGTGATACCAGTGCCCCACTGATCGATGGCTCCACTCGGCAGTCTCTGGTAACCCACCGCCCCGCTAGAACAAGCGAACAAGGGGGAAGTCCTCAAACACTCAAGACTTGCATGAGCCCGCCATACAGAGTCTTCCACAATCAACAAAATGTCCGATCCGGCAGACATCGCATAAGGCGTAGTGACCGCCATATTGTTCAGCGCGAGAGAATCCCCTGCCTGCACAGCAAGGCTGACCGTCGTCCCGGCGCCGCTTGTAGTAGTAATCAGGATGGAAGCTCCGCGAGGCAGAAGAGACGCCTTGGGCAGAGTGATAGTGCCTACTCCAGACTTCTCAATCCGAGCCCCCACATGGACAGCCGTCAACGTTACATCGCCTACGCCCAATGCAAAGCTGGACGTGAAACTGCCTAAGGCTCTTTGCACGAACTCGGTAGTTGCCAGAGACTTTGAATTATCGAGCTTCGGCGGAGTGTTCCAGTTTGGACCCGACATTACAGCTGCGTACTTCAACGCCACCGTGCCGCCTATCAGACGCCACAGAGTACCGATGCGAATAAACTCGGCCGTATCTCCTAGGCTTAACGCAATGCTCCCGAGGTAGTTCACTGCATCGATAGTATCCGTACCGCCGGTTTTCACTGTCACCGAGCCCCCAGCGCACAGGACTTTAACCATCCCCCCCCGGGGAATCAGAGTTCCGGTGGGCAACGTAGCCACCATCTCCCCCTCAGAGGCGAACGCCGCCACCTTACCGATATCAGCGACCGTCAACACGGCGGACGCCGAATAGTTGGTGTAGTCACCGAACTCCACCCCGCGACGCTTCAGAAAGGCCGAGTTAATCAGCAATTGCGAGTTGTCGAACTGTGGTGCGGTGTTCCCCGTTGGGCTGGTCAGCGCCGGCGAGTCGAGTGGTGCAAACCCTTTAGTGATGTTCTGGAAAGTCAGGGCTGTAGTGCCCAGCACGATGGCGCCATCTGTAACCAGTTGCCAGATAGTGTCGGCCAACAAGGCTCCTTCCTCGACGGAAACGATCAGCCCAGACGTAACCTTGACGCTTGCATCAGCGTCCTTCGAACGGGTCCAGGCACCGTTGGCAACAACATAAATGCCATTGTCCTTGGCTAGCGATTGCGCCTTGACCAACACACGGTCCCCCGCAACCACGGCTACTCCGTCGATCGCTTGAGCACCACTTAGAACGATATTGGCGGTGGTAGAGACTCGAACCGATTGTTTACTGTCGAGCTTGGCCAACTCATCGGCGACATATCCTGCCACCCAAGCCCGCGTCGCCTTGACCACCGTATCGTCGATCAGCAAGGTCACCAGCGACGCATTGCTGGTCTCGAAAATCGAGCGGATATAGAACTCTTTTCCCGATCCCGAAGTCGCCAGCACCGGCTTGAACGACTCCGGATACTTGACGATGGCGTAAAGGATCCCGGTATCGGTCCACAGCCCGGCCTCGCGCACATACCAGCCGCCGACCTCGGGCGGGATGGTCACTTCGGCCATCAGCCAGCTGGGGTTTTTCTCGTCCTGGAACAGGGCGTTCAACGGGCCGCGCCAGACTTCGCGCTTGAGGGCAGTGTCGGTCGCTGCCGGGTTATAGACCGCGCCACCGCCGTCACCGACGGAAATCTGCGACAGCTTGATCGGTACGCCTGCCGCCTTGCAGGCGGTTTCGTAGGCGATCCCTGCATTCGTGAGCAGGGTGTAATAGTCGGCCATTTAGGACCCCTGAGGATAAATAGTGGATGTTTCGACGCTGTACAGCCCGGTGGCCATGAAGGCCTGGCCCGAGGCTTCGAGCCCCTCGACGACGATCGGGTAGATGGTGGTCAACTCGCCGCAGACGGTCGCCGCCGCGATGGAGTGGGAACCGAATGCGCTCAGGCCCACGGATACCGTCAAGATGTCGCGTTCGCTTTTGGCATCCGCCAGGCGCCGATCGAGGCGCGCGTCGATCTCTTCGCTGTAAGGCCGCTCGGTGAAGGCCCTGACCGAAAAGCTGTAGGGCGCCCCCGGCGGGGTCTGCTCATACCAGGCGCGAACCTCGGGCATCAATTGCAACCCCTTGGCGGCATTTTCCAGCGCCTTTCGTGTGCCGGCCTGACGCGCGGTGGGCCACGCCAGCTCGACCGTCAAACGCTTTTCGGCCTCGGGCGCTTCGGAGCGCCACTCGCCGACACCCCGATCAGCCGCGAGATAAGGCAAGAATTCCACCGGCGTTTCGGCGGGACTCATCAGCTCCGGAAACGGCGGCTCGATGCGTTCGAGCAACCGGGCAAAACCGAGATCAAGCGCTCGCTCCAGAGGCGAGCTGTTGACCGGCAGGAGACTCGGGTGAACGGTTTCTTCCTTCATAGCGTGAGCACCTCAACCTCGACATCCGTGCAGTAAGGTGCCTGGAAAGCCGTCGTGACGATCGGCGCCAAGGGTTCGAGAATTTCCAGCTGCACCGCGCCCGCGGCATGCAGGGTGTAATCGATCCAGCTCGGATCCACCCGCCCTTCCAGGCGATGACAGCTGTCCGCGTAGGCCTGGAGTTGCCGCTGCGTGGCGACCTGGGTCAGTCCGGAATCGGGGCCCGGGTTGATCTTGGCCACCACGCGAATCTTGTAGGGTTTGATCTGTGCCGCCTGCACCGTCACCCGATCCGTTTCCGGCTTCACGTCCGGCCGGGCAAAGTGTCGGCGCACGCCTTCGAGCAGGTCTTCGGACGGCGTGCCGTCGCCTTCCCGCGAGAGCACGGTGACCTGCACGTCGCCCGGCGCGGTGCGGCGTGCGTTGCCATCCTTGACCTGAGCGGCGAAACCGTCCGGGTCGAAGGTGTAGGTGACGGTCACCACGCCCGCATCGGTGGAGTCCACCTTCACCCTCGGCCGCTCACCGAGGGTGAACACCTCGCGGCGGTACTGCATGCGCGAACCGGCGGCCGGCGCATGGGGCGCCAGGTAGTAGCGCAGGCGGGCATCCTGGTCGCTTTCGTAGACCGCGGGCACCGGTGGAAAGGCCGCCGGATCGCCCGGGTCGAGCAACTGCCGCTCCAGGCCCATGTCCGCCAGGCGTGCATCGAGGTTGCTGCCGGTGGCCCACCAGGCCAGCATCTGCTTGATGCGGGCGTTGTACTTGCGCTCATGGGTTTGCAGGCGCAGGCAGAAAGCTTCCAGCGCCAGGGTCAACAGCTCGCTTTCGTTGGCCAGGCTGGCCTGCAGTTTCTGCGCATGGGCGGGGGAACGCTGGGCCACGTAATCGACGACGAAGGTCTTGAACTCGGCAAGCAGCGTCTCGAATTCATCGACAGTGACAATGGCCGGCTCGGCCAACTGGTGTTCACCGGGTATCAGCATGCTCATGTCACGACCTCGAACGTCTGTTGGCGGTTTTTCCAGGTGCCGGCGAAACGCAACAGCAGCCCGGCGCCGCGCCGGCTGGCGACTATGACCTGCGGCTCGAAATCGCCGATGCCGTTCTGCTCGTTGTAGAACGCTTGCGCAGCATGGCTCTGGGCGAGGATCAGCAGGTCGTCGCCGAGGTTCTGGCCCAGCAGGTCGGGAATCAGCGAACCGTACAAAGGACGCTTCTGCCGGGTGCCCAACGGCGTGGTCAGGGCACGGGTCGCGCGTTGCACGAACTGCAGCCAGTCATCGACCGCGGCGCCGGTGTTTCTATCGACTCCAATCATGGAAAGCCTCTTATCAAGGGCTGATAACGCGGCCCTGGTGTTCCACCAGGGGGCCGCTGAAGTGGATGCCGGCGCTGTCGAGCAAGATGCCCACCGCGCCCAGCCGCAGCTCGATCGCCTCGGGCCGCATCGCCAGCCGGGCGGGCCCGATGCTCAGCTCGACCGCCTCGCGGGAGGCGGTGAGCGCGGTCGGGCCGTTGCTCCAGCTCAAGACATGGCCGGCATCGTCATAACTGCTTTGGGTGCCATCGGCGTATTGGCGGCGGGTCAGCGCGGCCAGGGTCGACACCGGTGGAAAGCGGTCGCAGTTGAGGCCGAACAGCGCCACCGACTGGGCCCCGCCGTCGCCGCCACCGTAGTTGAGCAGCAGGCACTGCTCGCCCACGGAAGGAATGCGCGATTCGCTTTGCGCACCGGCGCTGGGGTTGAAGAACCGGATCGCCGGCGTCAGCAGTTCTCCGTGGCTGACCCGGCAGGTGTTGCTGGCCGCATCGACCGCCTGGCACACACCGATCCGGCAATGGTTTTCCGCCCGCCGGTGCAAGTCATCGAGTTCGGTTTCCATTTCCGCCAGTCGCTCGATGATCGGGCCCAGCTGCATGCGCAGCAGCTCGTCAAACATGGCTCAGCCCTCAAGTGCTTGGTATTGGTCGGGGTCGTCGATGTTCGAGACTTCCCAGGTGCGGGCGAACTTCGGTATGCCGGTCGGGTCGTCCAGCAATGGCTGGCCGAGGTACAGCGTCTGGGTGAACGACAGTGTCCAGGCGGCGTATTGCTGCTCGCCGCGAATCAGGGTCGAGGGCAGGCCCTCGAGGTTCATGGGCAGGTCGCACTGCGCTGCCGGCAATCCCCAACGGTTATCCGTGGCCAGGTCCTTCAGCGCGCTGGCCAAATCACAGGCCTCGAACCCGTACCGCTCGTCCCCCACAGCCGCCACCGCTTGCAACGAGATCGTCAGGACATGGGCGACACGCCCTTCCTGGCTGCGCAGACCCGGGGCATCGCGCTCGATCGCCATCAGCACCCAGGCCTGGTCGAGCACGGCATCGAAGTCCTGGTGACTGCCAACCTTGAGACCAAGGCCCGCCCCTCGCAGGGTCTCGGCAATGGCAAAAAACAGCTGCGACGGCTTGTCGATGACGGTGGGCATAGAGGGGCTTCCTGTTCGGATATCAGGGTTGAGATTGCGCTGGGGTGCTGCGGATATGGCGCGAGATGGAGGAGCGGTGAACATCGGTTTGAGCAGGGCTCTGGCTCGCCAGATCGGTGCGCGACATCGCGAGGGCTGGGCGATGCAACGGATGACTCACGAGACGTTGCTGAGGTCCGGCATCACCTTCGATGGAGACCTCAGCCCTGATTTCGCCGAA